TCTCTCTCGGCCGCCGGAGCTGATGATGCTGGGTTTTACCCCCTGCGCTTCTCGTTCTGTGAAAATGCTCAGTCGGCGCTTCCCCTCGTGGCGCTTCAATACCACGATGTCGAGATCCGTATTTCGTGGGGTACGCTCCCCGTGACCGATTACGAGGTCCACGCGCAGTTTGTCTACCTGGATACCGATGAGCGTACAGCGCTTTCGTCGGCTCCCCAGAACATGCTGATCACACAGACGCAGCAGTCGATTGCCTCCAGTGGTTTGATGCAAGAGCTCAACTACAATCACCCTATTAAGTTCATCGCCACACACAAGACTGGTGGTGTAGGTGTAGCCGGTGGTAACGTAAAGCTCCAGATCAACGGCACGGATGTTGGTGATGCGAAGAAGGCGCAGCCTCATTACACATCAGCCTCGCTGTATTACCACACGTCGTTCACGACCATGGATAGCAGCGCCGCAAACCATTTCATGTACCCATTCTGTCTTGACACCTGCAAGCTTCAGCCCACCGGTACACTCAACTTCAGTCGTGTTGACTCGGCTCGTCTCGTAACTGATGCCGGTTCGTTCGACACTGACATGTATGGTGTCAACTACAACATCCTCCGTATCGAGAATGGTATGGCTGGTCTTATGTACGCTAATTAAATCCCTTATAATAACAAATGTGGGGACTTCTCTTTCTCCTCTTTTTCGTTTTTATGATCACCTACGATCCTAAATCCGGAACGCTCAATAAATATATTCCTATCCAGAACGCAGAATGCAAGGATGGTCACTACCAGGAAATACAATTTGCACAACCAGGGTATCAGTGCCCAGAAGGTGAAAGATCTAAAATGGGTGTAATTGTATCTACTTAAAAACAAAACGTGTAAGTAAACCACAATGTTTTCTTTTGATCGCGAAACCGCTATTTTGGCTGCAGTCGTCGTTTGTGTCGCGGCTTCTCTTTACATGTATAACGAATTGCGTCAATCTAAAGACGATATTACAAAAATTAAGACTTTCCTCGACCGGGTTCAGGAAGAGGCACAAGAGGTCCAAATGCCTCAGATGGTATATGCACCTGTATCGGAAGAAATGTCCGAGCCCGAGCCCGAGCCCGAGCCTGAGCCCGAGCCCGAGCCCGTTGCGGTACAAGAGCCCGTCAAACCCAAACGTACTACACGAGGTAAATCTCCTGTGAGCGTTTCCTCGGAATAAACTTATCAGGGGATTATAGAAGCTAATGAGCAATGAAAAAACATAAGGCCATAGCGATACCAGTCACCTTTGTTGGTGATACTCCACGGTTTCTTACCGTGCGAGATAAACGTTTTAAAGAGTGGATTTTTGTGACAGGTGGGTGTAGAAGAAGGGAAATATTTACACCTATACGTACAGCGTTGAGGGAATTGGAAGAAGAAACACGAGGCGTTGTTTCACTTAAAAATGGAGAGTATACAAGTTTTACATTTAACGTGAAGGAAAGTCCTACTATAGAACTCGAGTACACTGTGTTTATATTTTTCGTAAATTATTCGAGTAATGAACAACATGAACTTGTGAGAAGATTTAACGATGAGAAATACAAAATGTATACGAAAAAAATTCACGTGAAACGTACATACGATGAAAATGATTTTATGAGTTTCGATACGTTACCAGAATTTAATTCTCGAAAACGATGGGAACGAATCATACATAACGTCGTTGAGAATCCAGAATTTTACGCGTGCATCACTTCTCTCAATAGAAAAACATTTTCTATAAAATAATGAAGTCCAAGAACTACATTCTCCGACAGATAAAGGATATTCTAATGGATCATAAGTCTTACAGCGAAACGCGAGCAGATACATACATCGAAGATGTAAAGCTTAAAACTGTATATGAACTTTTAGTTCTTAAAAAAGAGTTATCGAATAGTGAAGAAGAGTTTAGGGACGTGTCATGCAGGACCTCAATTTGGCATGAAGAAGACTATTAAAAAAATAACACGATATACGAATAAGTATGTTTAGATCATGGTGCAGGAAACAAGGGTTTTCGAATAGCTCCAATCTATCACATGTGCTCATGGACGGTGGCCGTCTATCTGTTCCTTATGATAGATTGAACGAATTTTATGACGAATATGTCAAGGCTGTAAAATCTGGTGAGAAGGTGTGTGTCGTCGAACAAAAGTCAGATACGTACAACTTTTTTGTCGATTTGGATTACAAGGATGTCGAAGATATTCCATTCGATAGATTGAAGGAGTATACACAAACAATATGCGATCGTGTAACGCATTTCGGGGGGAAAGATGTTCTTGTTTCTGTCGCAGAGCCAAAACCGCACGGTGACATGATCAAGTACGGAATTCACATGAACTGGCCGGGGTTCGTAGTTGATCACGGGTCTGCCATGGCCTTACATTCTCATATAGTATCGTCATTGTCATTGATGTTCCCGGGAAAACCGTGGGACGAAATCGTCGATACTGCCGTGTACGGTGGTGGAAAACGAAACGTGAAGGGGAGTGGTTTTAGAATGCCATGGGCGCATAAATACGTGAAGGGTGAATATCAAGGAGCGTATATACCAGTACTAAATTATAATCACGAAAATGGTAAACTTTCGCATATTTATGACCAAGAACCAAACGCAGAAATTATGCGAATGGCAACACTGCGAACGGAACGCACAGACGTAGTCGTCGTTGAAGGTTCTACACGAGACGAAGGATCGTTTACACCGAGTGAGACGAAGAACATTTTTCAAAATGAAGCAGTTACCAGGGACATTGAAACGTTTATTCAGAAAAATATGGATGGCCAGGGGCGTGCGCTTGTCACGAAAATATTCAGTAATAAAAATTCATACCTCATATCAACGACATCTAAATATTGTGAAAATCTCCAAAGAGACCATGGATCGAACCATATCTGGTTTCGTATAGATGGACATACTATCATACAAAAGTGTTTCTGTACGTGTGAAACGATGAAAGGACGTAGATACGGGTTTTGTAGAGATTTCTACGGTCGAAAACATGCGCTACCGGATAAGATATTCGAAAAACTTTATCCAAATGGATATACACCACCCACGTTTTCAACACCTCAAAGCATGTGCATGCCATGTCCGGTAGGAAAAAAAACAGATCCGGTTGAAACTAGTACACTGTTACAACTCTTCATAAACAAACACATGGTAAGAGATACAGAGATTACTGTGAAAAGTATTTCTAAGAAGGGTAAAAATGTACACTGGGTAAACACAGACTTGAAGTGTACGGGGTGTAGTAATCTGAATGTTCAATTTAAAATTTCACGTGACAAGATTGTACAAACATGTGCATGTAAATCTCGTGAGCATAAATTGTCAGATAAAATAGTCAGAGTATTATAGATGATGATCATTGTACTCATTGGAGTGTTCGCGTATGTTTTATCGAAGATTACACGTTTAGATACATCTTTAAATCGAGTAGATATCATAATCAAAGAAACACATAAATATTCGGGTATACATGAAGTCACGTATAATACATTCATGGCATTAATACAAATAGCGAAGGAATACAGGACAAGTGTCGAAATGTCTCAGGTGTATCTCGAAAAGGCTCTGAGGGTTCTAAATGATATACCCCTTTACCTACCTACAATGGACGGTGAAGTAATGAACGATATCGGGGACATTTCGTACCGTTTAGGATATGAATTTGAACAACTACTGATCAGGGAAGCGCTTAATCAAGGGGTCAAGTTCATACCTAAATATATTTAAAAAGAAATCACTTAAACTTGCTATATGAGTACTATAATTGTGAAAACTCGTTCTGGACGAGTATCTAAAGCACCCATGCGCATGAAGCCAACAGAAGAAGCTTGTGACGATGATTTCGGTGATGATGATTATGACACGGATTACGAAGTTTCTGATGACGATCTCTGCGAGACTGAGAGTGAGGACGAATGTGATGACAGTGATGAGGATGAGAATGGAAATTTAAAGGGTTTCGTAGTGGATGACACTGATGAAGAAAGTGATGAGGAAAACGAAGCTTAAAAGATAGAATTATTATAATGTATATGGAAACAGAACTTGGAAATCCTATTGAATACAATTCACAAGTTCTGGATAAAGAACCTGAACGAGATGACAGTGAACCAATACAAAATCATTTACAGCAGCCAGATGAAGATCAGCCATATTATTTTCAACCCCCCCTCCATCCACAATATATGCCACCTCCCCCACATATGAACGAACCGTTCAAACCCAATGACATACTAGCGTCTCTCGATAAAGTTGCGTATATCGTCATATTCGTAGCATTCATTTTAGGTTTCTTTATGGGAAAAACTATGCAACCAGTTATCCTTCGCCATGGGTGAAAATGGAGCATAATCATTAACAGGATCTTTAGAATCGACGATCGTTCTACTGGTAATTACTGGACGGATAACCCCTTCATTAATTATTTCAGATGCCAAATTATTTTTATCATCTATCTCATCTATGTCCGTAACAGGTAAATTATGATCCATCTTCTTAAAGACGGAAATATACTCTACATTCATCGTATTATTAAAAGGGTAGATTTTAATAATATGAAATGTGTGGTTATTTTTTTTGATTTTTAGACCTCTTCTTCCTCATCACCCTCGGCGATAGCCATATCTGCCTCCCTCTTCTTGCGTCGCTCTTCAATCTCAACGGCGACAATCGCATCAGCTTCCTTTACCAGGTCCTCCATC